ATTGGGCATGGCTGGGTTTAATGCCTCTGGCAATTACCTGACAACGTTCATCAACTCGATTGTGAACAAGGTGTATTTCTTTGCTTGGATGATCGAAAAAGGATACAACCCACTGGTTGATCTCAAACATTATGCTGGTGGGGATGACAATATCTGGAGTGTTCGACCAGCTCTTAGACCCATTTTGAATCCACGTAGTTTTTCGAACTGGTGTGGTGCCCATGGATTGGCTTACACACCCGCGGAGAAGGGAACTGAATGGACAGACGACAATGAGTGGTTACCAGTTGACCAATGGATCATCTACGGTGTGACACCTCAACCTGTGTTGCTTGAAACATCATATCCAATCGATCTCGAAGCGGCTGAGGAGGCTGAACTGAACCAGGAGGCTCATCGAGTGGCCTGGGTGGGACGTGTTCGAGCTGCTAGTTTGATGCGCATCCTTCAGTACAGAAAGAGAACCACGGACATTGCTGAATGGGCTGGAGCCTGTTTGGAGATGCTGAGCTGGTGGCCGAGAGATGTGCAGGTGAGCGTTCAAAACCTACTGGTTATGGGATACAAGGCCATAGCGCCCCGTGCGTCGATGGTCGCTGGCATGCATAGTTTTCGCGTCAGTGAGAACGTGGCATTGTACCGGAATCCCGGACGTCCCGTAGTTGATGGAACACTGGCTAGAAACCTCGAGTGGATCACTATGGGTGATTTGCAGCATGATCTTATGCCGACAATGGAAGCCGAAGCGTCTGGTGAGCAAAATCGAGTCATTACACCTGCGGTGGCTGACACGATTCAGAATGCTGTAACGATGCTGCCGACTGTCAACCTACCAGCTGCTACTCAAGTGGGAGCTGGTCAAACTGGCGGTGCGTTTGCAACCATCGCCACTGGAGATTTGGCTGTAGCACAAGTTCCCACATGTCCTTTCAACCTTTCCGTCCATTCATTCACTGCTCCGCCTGTGGATCAAAGAGCGGGTCTTGGATCTTGGCAGCTGCGGAAGCGCGTGGCTGTTGCTTCTACCACAATTGAAGCATTGGATATTTTGTGTCCTTTTGAATTGTTGTCTTTTGGTGACATTGGTGCAACAGTACGTGCCCAGCGTATGCCTTTCGAGGCTTTTGCTTACAGCCGAGGTACTGTCGAGATTGGCATCGACGTTGCAGGACAGGGTCTCAACATTGGTGGCTTTATTGGCATCAAAGTTCCAGTACCGTACAAGCAAGGTCCCGCGACTTCTCTTTTATGGGAAACTTTCCCAGACGCAATCTGGATTAGACTCAGTCGCACCCATCGTTACATCTTTACGATGGAATTTGAACATGACAAGACCGCATTTAGCAATGTTGCCGGGATGGATCTCGCCGAGACTGATGAGAACAATTGGAGACTCATAGTTAAGAGAATAGCTTCTTCACCAGCTGATCAGCCAC